AGGTCCGTTTAAATAATTTCCAGTAAAAATTGTGGATCCAGATATGCTCGTTGATCTCTGCAATAAAAATGGAACAAAGTTGCCGCCACAAAAAACTAGCGTGTCACCTGACTGCGTGCTGTGCAATTCGCCGACTCTGTAAAAACCACTGGCCGCATCTAGTGCAGGGTGCTCGTCGATATGTACAATCTCTTCCGCAAAAGTATCTATGACTACCGTGTACGCCTGGCGGTCTATGTTGGAAAAAGTAAGAGAGTTTGCAATTATCAAAACCTCGTACACTTCTTCTCTGCTAAAAATAAAAGGAAAGCTGCGTACGTTCGTGTAATTAGATACAGCCTGGTGCAAGGGACCGTAAGATCCACCAACCGTTGCCGCCGTAATCTCTGCGGCTAGCTCAGCAGGAATGTCCATAGCAAACTGTGTACCTGGTCGCCTTGTAACTCCGCCAGAGGTTAGGACAATGACGTTTCTTAGCTCATCAGCCGCGCTAACATACCCCTCGTCGCCGGCTTTACCTTGGGCGAATTTAGACCACTCTCCTTTTAGAAAGTTATTTTGGATGTAGCTAAATTTTGCCACTAATACCTCGAGGTAAGCCAAGTGTTTGTCTTGATAGAAGGGACGGACCCTTCCATAGCGCTAAAACTCATAGATGGGCGTATGATTGTTAAATATTGCCTCATAAACGCCTCTGCTAGCGCTGCATTCTGCGTAAGCGACCAGGCAAGATCACTTGCTATTCTAGTCGCTAACACTTCCGAAAAGTTTGCGTCGTATAGTGTGGTGTCTGTAACACGCTTGATATATTTTATTTTAACTGTCTTAGCATTGATTAAAAGCAAATCGCCTGAGCGCTCCCATGCAACGCCGTCAATCAAGTCGATAATTTGTAAAACTCTCAGACAGTCAGAAGGAAGCTGGAACCAATTCTCATAGTCTCCAAAATCAGGAGCAGGTAAAACTTCTGCAAGCTCTATCCGCGCTGTTGCAAATTTCCAAGGGTGGGATCTTAGCACTTCGTCTCTTAGAATCGGGTATTGATGCTGACAAACTTTTGCGCGCTTGTTGTCATCAGCTAGAGAAATTATTAAGTCAGTACCTACTTTTATAAGCGCTGAATTACATATCTGAACATCACTTGTCGCCATAAATCCCCTTTACAAGTGGCACCGTTCCCAGTGCCACCTAAAAAACTATTCTTGAACGTAGTAGATGGCCAGAGAAATCGTACCAGAAGTTGCAGTAGTGATTTCGCTTGGCGCGATAACAGCCTGAACCGATGACTCAAATTTCTTGAAAAGACCAGCGTTATTCCCAAATGCTGAACCAATCATAGAATATCCGTCAGCCACAGCGTTCACATCAAGAGCTGCAAAGAACCCGTCAGCGTCAGCCGCTTCTACAGCGTCGTCAGAAACAAGCCAACCTACGTTGATGTCTCCTGTTCCGCCTAAGTCAGATGACTTAACAATCGCATCAACGACTCTTGCGCCCGCAGGAATCTTACTTCCCATAAGCAAAAAATCAGTTGTATCGATTGCTGCTGTCACTGTGTATGTATCGTAAATAACTTGAATCTTGCCGCCAGCTTGCCCTGGAGCAACAAACTGCTTTGGCTCAGCCGCGATTTTTGTCGCGTTTACACCTTTAATAGTTGCCATAAAAAATCTCCTATAAGATAGGGCGAGCGAATGCCTACCCCGTTAGTTAAAATTAAAATTACGCTTCCTTGCAGAGAATCTCTACAACTTTTTCTTCTTCTAGTCTAGTAGCACCAAGATCCATTCTTGCGTACACTTGAGTAGCGTAGTTAAGAGTAGATTCTTCGGTTACTTTAGTTGTGATGTCTTGACCAGTAGACAGTAATAACCCGTCTTGTGCCCAAGCAAAACATTTTCTAAAGCCAGATACAGAAGAACCAGATCCAACAACACCTGTAGTTGTAGAAGCTGATAAAGCATCAACTTGCAACCCAAGGCGCTCAATTCTTATGAAGTTAAAGCCCATGAACTCGTTTACTTGACCATTTACCAACGCTTTTACAGTGTTGTAATCAGAAGAAGTGATTTCAACATTTGCTAAAAGTGAACGTAATTGCTTAGAAGTAATCGCCATGTATCTTTTGATTTCTTCATCAACGTCGTTTCCGTCAAAAATTTCTTTTGCTTGACGAAGTGTTTCGATGTTCATGTTAGAAAAACCACTAGAGTTCCATGCAGCGATCTTTTGAGTAGATGGAAGAGGAACCGCAGTTGAACCTTCTTTTCCAGAGTAAGAACTACCTAGAGCAGCGCTGATAAGGATATCATCTTTTGATCTTCCTAAAGCCATGTAAGCAGATTGCGTGTATGGACCAGTTGGATCAATCAACATTCTAACTTTATCTTGAGTGTCGATCAAATCTGACCAAGCATAAGGAGTCATTGTAACTCTTCTTTTTGAGTGATCTGAGTTCATGTGTTGTGTTGGAGCGTGACGACCAACGATTGGCGCAGCAGTAGCAGCTCCTAATCTTTCGTAGAAACATTCTTCACCTTTTTGCATTTCTTTTCTAACTTTATCTTGTAATCTTGAACCTTTTTGTTGCGACAAATGAAAAACATTATCTTTGTACTGTTTTACAAAAGCCACGTCGATATTAACTGACATGTATCCCCCGATTTGAGTGGTTAATTTAAAATATTAGTAATTTTGAATTGCCCTCAAGAGAGGATTCTGATTTTGGAATCTCTTAGGAATAACTAAAGCTATCTGCCCCAAAAGAACGATAGCTTTAGATTAAAGTATATTTTTTGATTATGTCAATAGCTACTAGACTGTAAAAAGCATTTTATTTAACGATAACACTTCCTCAACCGCAGCCTTATGACCAGGATGATTCGCATTATAATACGGCCCCTGGAAATCACCAGTGATCGCTGAAATCTTCTCAGCTATTCCAGAAGGAGTGTTTTGATGAGCGCCAGTGCCGCCTTTAAACGTGTCTTCCCCAACCATTTCGCCAACCATGGCCATTACTTTTGCAAATCGTGGGTCGTTCCCAAGACCTGTCTCCTCAAGCATTGATACAAACTGGTTATCGCCCATCTTTTCGTTTAATTCCTTAACAACAGAATCAACGTAACCCATTTTGTCTTTGTAGCCCATGCCCCACTCTTTTTTGAGAGCGTCGTTGGCCGCAGTCATCTTTTGCTCGCTTTGTGACTTCATTCCGGCAACATCTTTTGCCACCAAATCATCATACCACGCCAATAGCTTGTTAGCTTGTTGTGGTAAAATACCTGCCTTGTGCGCAAGGTCCTTAAAACCCTTAAAAAACTCGGTGTCTGCTTTATCCTTTGGCGTGTCCGATAAGTACTTATCTTGCTCAGGCAAACCAACGGTCTTAAAGAAATTAGACCAGTCGTCATCTGTTGCGTGCTTTCCAGGAATAGAAACCTTCCCCGCACCTATATTTTTTTGTGCGTGAACGTAACTCTTGGCCAAACTAGGAATATCGTGGATTACCCCAAGCGATGCCTCAGCCTTTATGTCGTCTGGCAAATAATCTTTCCAGTTGTCTGGATACTTAAATGCTTCCGTAATGGTTGTTTGTGGTGCCGCCTCATGCGCAGGAACGATTTGTGGATTGTCTGACATCAGATCCCCCTATATGTCTCTTGTTTATTTATCCCAGAATGGGTCTTTGTTTTTTGAAACCTGCTCTATTCTCTGCTCAAATTGTTCCATGTCAAAATGTAAATGCTTTAGTATGCGAAGCACTACGTTTCTTTCGCCCTCATTTAAGGCCGTTTCGTATGGATCTTTTGAAAACGTAGAAGACATTACTTTATGCGCCTTCATAAGATCAGCCAACACGCGCTTGCCGTCCTCTGTCGTAAAAAGTCGCTTGTAACATGAAACTACACTCTTAGTCCTTTGAACCTTGGTCGTCTTATCCATTAGAAAGTCCCTTGAACCTTATTTAACGCCGCTAACGCTGGCGCCACCTTGCCTACTGTCTCTGCCTGACTAAGTTGTGCTTGTTGGTTTTCCGCCTCAGCCTGAGCCTCAGCACGAGCTTCCCTGATAGCATCTCTTGCCTTCGTCTCTCTTATTATTTTTTGTGGGAAGCCTAATGCCTTTGCTACAAACCTAACCGCTTCGTCACTATCAAAGTTATCCGTAACGCCTGGGTCAAATGAAGCAAACGGAGCAATCGCTTCCATTGTTCTAAATATCCCTTGAATTTGCTCCACCACCTGAGACTTCGCAATTAACGAAGAATACTTAGCAGAAAAACCTGTTTTTAGTAATACCTCTGGAGCATTGGGCAACAATCCCTTTTTCTCTGCAATAAATAGCACGCGCTCGGCAACTACTGACAAAAATTCTATTCTCTGTCTCGATAAAAAGGCCGCTAATAATCTTGCGCCCTCTTCTGTGCGTTGCTGAACCTCTACCGTAGTCATACGGTCAGCTTCTCTTAGCTTTAACTGGTCTATGAAAAAGCTTTCTCTAATTCTCTCACGTCTTTCTTTTAAAGCATCAAATCCAAAATCCACACGAGAATCGTTAAATATAGGCTCCACTCTGTCGTTACTACCAGCTCTGTAATAATTCACACCGCCAGGAGTAGTTTCTAGGTGGCCGATGAACCCGTCATCTGGCATCTGCACAGGAGGGTCTACCACTTTTTCGGCACCCTTTAGCACTGTCTCAGTCATTTTATTTAACGTCTTCATGTCAGGTAGCGCGTTCTGTGCAGGACAACTGCCATACACCTCGCCAGACTTCTTAGAAAACCTAGAAACGGCTGCGGGCCATTGCCTAAAACCCTTCTTACTAGCTTCCCATGAATCCTTTGATGTTAGCTTAACCGCATATTGCGACCAAAGCTTTAATACCCCTGGGTTTGCTTTTCTTTTTTCATATATCGCATGAACACACTCAAATTTTTTGTTAGTGCCGTCCTGGTAAGCTTTTCTCACTTGTTCTGGCAAATCCTTATCCCCAAACAACATCACTAACTCGTGAGCCGTAGCTTGGAAACACCTGTAGTATTCGCCAATCATCCCAAACACATTTTCTTTTATGAATATATCTTTTATAAATCTTGTTAAAAATCTAACCGTAGTCTCAGGGTCTTCTTCTATGTCCATAGCAGCCGTACCAAAACCACAAAGGTCTAATGTGTACTCATGAGCCTCGCCGTAAAAATTAGAATTGCCTAAAATATTTAAAACCACACTCGCAGTCTTCTCAAAATAAAGCCTAACGTCATCTCGGTTATCTATATCGGCATCGCCCGTCGTAAAATCTAACCACTTAGAATTTGGATTAGTCAAAAACGAGTGAAGCGCAGAAGCCAATGTCTCAAGAGAAACTATTCCCGTATTATCCAAAAGTACTAAATTTCTTTTTTCCCCTTGTGACCTGCGAACGGTAATCGTGTTCTTAGAAGGCACAAAGTAATCCGCGCACTCCTGCCACAATGTCTCAGTCGTTAATCGCTCTGAGCGTAACTGCTCCGTGTTCTTAAATATCTGATTTGCAGAAAGTGACCCGTCTTGTGTGGGTTTTGACTCTAAACTTCCAATACCTATCGCCGTGCTTTCGCTGTTCATCTATATCCTGCCTGTCAGGACTGTCTGTCTTCTTCCAGGAGTCTCGTTTGCCGACTTAACGAATTTCTCACGAAGTACGCGCGCAAACTCACTGCCCGCACCAGCCGCCACTTCCCCTTTTGCCGCCCCCAGCTTAGAATTTGCTCTAGCGCTAGACTGGTTAAAAAAAGGGGAATCCTTAGCGAAACTCTCCGCCACTTCCAGCTTGGTTCTTTCCGATAACGCTTTATTGTCGTTAAATATGCTCGCCAAAAACGAAGTGAAGCGCACGTCTTGATTGTCGTCTCCAATGCGCCTGAGCAGGGCAACCTGATTATTGTCAGGCGACTTAAACTGCTCGCCCGCTCTTACGGCGTCACGAACCCTACCACGCACGTCATTTTGTGAAACAAATCCATTTGGCCCTGACATTGTAACCCCTTAGTTAATCTAGAACATTGTATTGGTAGTTGCTTTTTCTTGGCAAGTCTTTTGTGCGATCACCGCGACCGATAGTCCGTAAACAGACCGCAAATGTCCTAAACGCATCTGCTGGATGCGAGGCCCACGTATGATCTGGTTTATTAGACCACGTATCCGTTTTAACGTCGTAACTTCTTTGATAGTTCCATAATCCCTTTAGCCCCGCCTCACACGCAATGCTGTCAAACCAACACTTCGGCAATACGTTCCGAACCGCATTTATGCCGTCCTCTAGTTTTTGCTTAGGAGCCACCGTTACCTTCAACCCCAATGTGCGAAGTGTCTCTATCCGCGATACGCCCGTCCCCAGCTCCCGCACCGTCACATCATGCGGAAACATGTGCTCATCATAGGCGTACGGCTTTTCCTTTAATATCTTAGCATAATGATCTAACCCCATACCCGAATTAGCATAATAATCTATCACGCGGTACGTGTCCCGAAACGGCTGTATAAACCAAATGCTTGTAGCATCTGACATCCCTAAGTCCCATGCCGTGTACACAGGTATCGCAGGGTCGTATGGAACCTTTGTAATCTGGTTTTTCTCTTGAAGCTTCGCTAATGTCTTAGCGTAAAACGCACCCTGTAGCGCCGCCGTAAAGTCACACAGTAACTCCTGCGCATACGCATCAGGTGTCATTTCCTCACGCATCGCCTTTAATTCTTTCTCTGGAATTATACCCGTTTTATCCGCACTAAACAAAAACGCAGCCCACTCCGAATCAGGGTCCTCCATGCGCGCCTTCGCGTATAAATACATGTCATGAAAAAACCCCGCACCCTTAGGCGTACCAATTATATCAGCCCACCCATTCCTATCCGATAACGCTGGCCTAATTACCTTCGTCCACACCTCTGGATTTTGCTCCTGGGCCTCATCTAGCACGCAACCATCTATGTACATCCCACGTATGCTATTAGGATTCTCAGCCCCCAGTAACACTATCTTAAGCACATCGCCCTGAGGCCGTGGAATCGTTATCCTAAGGTCAGACTCGTTTGTCTCGAAACTCGGAAACGGCTTCACCAATTGCTTAAACACGTCCCACACCACACGCTTTGTCTGCGTAAACGTAGGCCCCACATACACGTACTGCGGATTCTCAAGCGGATTCTGAAACCCCTTCTTTAATATTTTATCTACCTCGTATAACGTCTTTCCAAATCTTCGGTGACACACATTCACGTTAAACCGTCTGGCAAAAGCAGATAAATATTGCTGATGCGTCCTTAATTTTAAACCAACCTCAATTATCGCCAAGATCACCAACCTCTTTTGCTAACCGTAACTTGTCCGCCTCTGAATACTCAGCCTGTGACTGAAATATTATAGTAGTAGTGCCAACAGTGGCCACTTCCTGCTTACTCTTAATCGCAAACTCATCTTTTAGTAACTTGTCACGCGTGCCCGCATAGTAGTCCATCGCCCTACCCTTCGCATCCGCCTCTGTCTTGGTGTTGTCACCGCTCGCCAAATCCTCCGCTAACACCTCTGCGCGCTCCCAACTGTGATGCCCCGATGCCCATAACGCCTCGTCGTAGCGCTCTTTAAACACAACATTACGCTGCACCCAGTACCTAAGCTGACCCAAGCTAACACCATGATCCCGCGCCACCGCCGCTAACGACTTACCCCTCGCGAAACTAGCCATTAGGCCATCTAGTACCTCGTCAGCACAGTAACTCGTAAACTCAGTCAAATTCGTAGTGGCAAAATACTCACCGTTTTGCTGGCGCATACCAAGTACCGCATTATCTTGTAGGCGCACCAACAGTAAATTCTTCGTCTGCATATCCAAGCGCCACGCGCAATGCTCGTCAGATCGCAAAACCTTTATGCGCTCCATAGGCGGTAATGCAAAAAGGGCTGCGGTGTTGGTAGCTTCTTCGGTAGATTCTTCGCTGTTTTCAG